CATCCAGTGACCTTAACGGTGCAATAGACGGAACAGCACTCACAGCAAACACCACACCAACAGCCCTACCTGACCTCTCCGCAACAGACTTCCAGATTGCACCAAAAGGCGTGGTCAACATTAAGTCACTACGCATCTTGGGCGGCTACGGCGCAACGGATGCAGAGTTGGAGGCGGCTACCACGTGACCTGCATCGCCTCGTATCTTCTCATGGCGTGGATTAACGCCGTGGCATTGAAAGATGCTAACTACCCGGTCCTATGGTACTGGATAGATTACCGGATGAAAGTGGCCGTCGCGCGTGAAGGCTACATCTGCATTTTGGGCGAAGAGATTTAGACGGAGACCGACGTGACCGAAACCATTTTGCAATTTTGGCCAGTGGCGCTGGCCTTCGTCGGCTTCTTGGTGTGGCTCATTCGCCTTGAAAGCCGCAGCATCGAGAACACCAAGGAAATTCGCCGTCTGTGGCATCAGCGCAAGGAAGACATGGACCTTGCGAAGGCAGCGCGTGATGACACAAACGCAATGTTGGCCGAGATACGCGACGACATTAAGGCGCTTATTGCCAAGGTGGGGTCGAAGTGACCTACGAGATACGCTCCATATCCCAGCTTGGGGGATCGGAGCCGTTTGAGCTTCAGCTGTCTCGTGGTCAGATTCCGGGGCATTCGTTTCGACATGTCGTTGGCGAAGTGCCCAGCATGTCGAATAACCAGAGTGGCAGTCTTTGGGATGTTAACGACACCCTTTACCCTTGGTCGGCTTTCGATACTCCCGGAACACTTTCTATCGCTCGAGCGAGCACAGAAGACGCTGATAAGAACGTCATCATCAACGGTTTGGATGTCCTGTTCAACGAAATAACAGAAACGGTCAGCCTTACAGCCGCCAGCGGCAACACGACGACGAACAGCTTTGCGCGTGTATATACAGCTCGTATGAACGGTCTGTCGGAGAACGTGGGCGATGTCACAATAACGCGTGGAGGCACTACCGTAGCGCGGATAAACGCGGGTGTTGGGCAAACCATCATGGGTGTTTACACCGTCCCGGCGGGCTATACTGCTTACCTGACGCAGGGTGTTATGACGATCCAGAACACCGCTGACGCCACAGGTAAATTCTACTATCGCGTCCCGGGCGATCGGTTCATCATTGGACACTTGTTTGAAGTTGCAAGCTCCGAGTATCTATACAGTTTCACTTGCCCGCTACGCCTACCTGAGAGAACAGACATCGATGTTCGCGCCTCTGTGCGCACGAACAACGCCAAGGTGACATCGGCGTTTGACATGATCCTGATCAAGAACGGAGGCCCGCTCTGATGGCACCGAAGATCGACAAGGACAAGATGGCATGCAACAAGCCGCGCCGACAAAAGTCTGGCGGCAAGAAGTTTGTTGTGAAAGCCTGCGACAAAGGCAAAGAAAAGATCGTTCGCTTTGGCGATGCGAACATGACTATCAAGAAGTCCGATCCAAAACGCCGCAAATCATTTCGAGCCCGTCACGGCTGTGACACCAAAAAGCTCGACAAGTTATCGGCCCGGTACTGGTCGTGCAAAATGTGGTGAGGCAATATGAATCGTGCTAACATGAGCAAACAGATTACGGAGGTTCCAATGGCTAACTGTAAATCCAAAGGCATGAAGATGGGTGGCAAGGTCAAGGCTGGCTACAAAATGGGTGGCAAAGTCGAGGCTGGCTACAAGATGGGTGGCAAGGTTACGGGTTATAAAAACGGCGGTGCTGTAATGGCTGGCAAAAAACCCAAAGCCTGCAATATGTCCTGATGGCCAAGAAGGACGCATGTTACCGGAAGGTTAAGGCGCGATACGACGTCTTTCCATCGGCCTACGCAAGTGGGGCGATCGCGAAGTGTCGTAAGGTTGGCGCTAAGAACTGGGGTAATAAGTCCAAGAAGAAAATGGCCAAAGGCGGTCTCGTGAAAACGCGAGTGTTCTGATGGTGCGCAAGACAGAAAAAGGCGCTGCTCTCAGGCGTTGGTTCGAAGAAGACTGGAAGGACGTCCGCACCGGAAAGGCGTGTGGGCGTAAAAAAGGCGAGAAACGCGGAACACCTTACTGCCGACCCACAAAGCGAGTATCGTCGGAAACACCCAAGACCGCGGGTGAGATGACAAAGTCTGAAAAGAAGCGTAAGATCGCCGAGAAAAAGCGGGTTGGCTCTGGTAAACGCGTCAGCGCAGCCAAGCGTAAAACCAAGAGGGCGTAGGTCCAATGACAGTATCAGGCACCCGGACATTCAACCTCGACATCGCTGAGATTATCGAGGAAGCGTACGAGCGCTGTGGGCTCGAGATGCGCACAGGTTACGACGCCAAGACGGCTCGTCGCTCTCTGAACCTGATGTTCGCCGAATGGGCCAACCGGGGCCTGAACCTGTGGACTGTTGAGCAGGCGACCATCACGCTGACCGAGGGCCAAGCGCAAGAAACGCTCGGTGCCGAGGTCGTTGACGTTCTCGAGATGGTTCTGCGCCGCAACGGTTCTGATGTCGAGATGACGCGGATTGGTCGCGGCGAGTATCTGCGCCAAGTGGACAAGGACCAAAAGGGCCGTCCTGTGCAGTTCTACGTTGATCGAGGCATCACGCCGGTGATCAACATGTGGCCAGCGCCTGAAAACTCTACTGACCAGATCGTGTATTACTACGTGCAGCGGATCGATGACGCCGGTGCTTTGGTCAACACAACCGAGATGCCGTTCCGATTCTATCCGTGTGCGGTTGCCGGATTGGCGTATTACCTGTCCGTCAAGCGGGCGCCGGAGCGCACGGGCATGCTCAAGCAGATATATGATGAAGAGTTCCTTCGTGCCGCTGAGGAGGACGAGGATCGAGTTCCGCTTCGCATTGTACCGGGGAGACGATGAGCTACGCTTCTGGTAAAAACGCCTTTGGCATATCTGATCGATCCGGATTCCGGTATCGACTCAAGGACATGCGCGTTGAGTGGAACGGGCTGAAGGTTGGCAAGGACGAGTACGAGCCGAAGCATCCGCAGTTGACGCCGCGACCTGTTCGCGCAGATGCGGAAGCGTTGCGCAATCCAAGGCCCGACAATCCGGAGGCGCTGACGGTATATGTGGGTATCCCCACTGTTGAGGCACCTCGCCTTGAGCGGGTTCGCATGGTAGGTAAGGTCGGAACCGTGGAGGTGAGCACGACATGACTATGACCTACGCAGAGCTAAAGACCGCAGTCGAAGAGTGGTCTGAGTACAGCGAGAGCACGTTCGTCAGTAACATCCCGCTGTTCATCCGCCTTGCTGAAGAGCGCATACTGAAGAACGTCCAGCTTAGCGTGTTCCGCAAGAACGCGACAGCCTCGACAGTCGCGAGCGATCAGTATCTGGCGTGTCCGACGGACTTCCTTGCACCGTTCTCCTTGAGTCTAGAAGGATCGAGCGGCGGCAAGTTCTTTCTCGAGTTCAAAGACCCGAGTTTCATCCAGTTCTACAACCCGGACAGCGCCGTCACGGGTCAGCCCAAGTATTACGCGCAGTACGACGTGGACAACTTCATTCTCGCCGCGACTCCGGACGACACGTACACAGCTGAGCTTCACTACATGTACCGACCGGCGAGTCTGACAGTTGGGGCGGACAGCGGCACGACATGGCTGAGCGAGAACGCCGAGGTGGCGTTGCTGTACGGCGCGTTGCTCGAGGGTGCGATGTTCATGAAGGGTGAGGCTGACGTCATCCAGAACTACAACCAGCGGTTCCAAGACGCGATTGCGGGCTTGAAGATGATGGGCGAGGCCAAGGAAGTGACGGATGAGTATCGCACTGGCAAGGTTCGGAGACAGAAGCAATGATCTCCGCGGTTGTCAGGACAACGCACAACAGGGGTTTCACGCCGGAGGAATTGGCGGCGCAGGCCGCTGAACGCATTGTGTCTGCCGCTGACTCGACCCACCCGGCGATCAGGGATCAAGCGATCGCGTATCGAGAGCTCATTGAGCAGCTGTTGGTTGAGTACATGAAACAGGCGGTTCGCAGCGACCGCACAACTGTGTATAATGCGCTGCATGATGCAGGTCAGCCGGAGCTGGCGAAACTGATAAAGGACCTTTGATATGGCTTTCACAGGCAACTTCCTTTGCACCAGCTTCAAGCAAGAGCTGCTGCAGGCAAAACACGACTTCACGGCGTCTACTGGACACACGTTCAAGATCGCTCTGTACACCAACAGCGCTTCGTTCACCGCAGCAACGACAGATTACACGGTCACCAACGAGGTTGGTGCTTCTGGTACGTATTCGGCGGGCGGCGGAACGCTGACCAACGTGACTCCGACAACATCTGGTACGACGGCGTACGCTGACTTCGCGGATATCACGTTCACGTCTGCTACGATCACGGCTCGCGGCGCGTTGATCTACAACACCACGACAGGTGGCGGTTCCGGCACTACGGAAGCAGTCGCGGTGCTGGACTTCGGCGCGGACAAGACGTCAACGGCTGGGGATTTCCAGATCGCGTTCCCGACAGCCGATGCTTCGAATGCCATAATTCGATTGGCCTAAGTCATGGCGGTTTTCGTCAACCGTGCCAAAATGTCCACGGCTACCACTGGTACAGGGACGATAACGCTTGGCTCCGCTGAGAGCGGCTATCAGTCGTTTGCCGATGCTGGCGTGACGCACGGGAAGGTCGTGCGTTACGTCATCGAGGATGGCACAGACTGGGAAATCGGCACAGGCACCTACTCGGCGTTTGCTACGACGCTTACGCGGACGGTTGACGAGAGCAGCGACGGTGGCGAGGCTCTCGCGCTGTCAGGGTCGGCGGTTGTATATCTCACAGCGACAGCAAGCGACATCATGAACACGGAGAACCCTGTCATCAGCGCGGGGACCCTCACTGAGGACGTGTTTACGATCACTGGAACCACGCCAGCTATTTCTCCCAATAACGGTTCCATACAACTGTGGTCGCTCACGGGAAACAGTACGCCTACCGAAGGCACTTGGGCCGCAGGTCAAGCAATCACTTTGATGATTAGCGATGGTGCGGCTTACACGATTAACTGGGCTACAATAGACGTGAAGTGGGCGAACAACGGTGGCTCTGCGCCTACGCTGGCAACTACCGGCTACACAGTCATTGCCCTGTGGAAGGTATCGACAACGCTCTACGGGGCGCTTGTTGGGGATGCGGGTGCCTGATGTTGTGGCATAAGGTTCAGGGCGCTGGCGGAAGCGGCGCATCGGGCGATCTGACCTATTCTGCTGCAGATTCAGATTTTGAGTTTGGTGCAAGTGGAAACACGCAGTTTTCCAAGACAATGGCTATCGGTGCGGAACCGGGGGCGGGGCAAAAGCGTGTTCTGGTAATCGCCGAAGGGGGCGCTTCGCTTTCGGTCAACCGAGACATTAGCACCACCTCGGCGTCAGTTGGGGGGATTTCAGCGACAAAAGTCGCAGAGCGTTTGCCATCTAGTACTTCTTATAAGCAGTACGTTGCTGTCCACACGGTCGAAGTCCCGACCGGAACAACTGCGACGGTGGTTCTAAATTCTGCAAATTCTCGCGGTTTTGGAGTACAGATTTACGCGGTGTACATATCAGACGCAGCCGATCTCACCCTGTTTGACAGCGGCACAGACGCCGGAACTACCACTTTGACCAGCACAGTTGACACGCCATCCGGTGACAGCTTCGCCGTTGCAGCGGCTCAGTATCGAAATGGTGAGACTACACCTTCTTTGTCTTTCTCTGGGACGCTGGGCATCGCCACGGATTATCGACAAGACATTTATACCAATGAAAACTTCTACGCTGGTTCGGCTTTGGTAAGCGGCAGCGGCACGGAGTTGACCGCTACAACATCAGACGCAGGAGCGGATGGAAATGAGAGCGTTTCCGTCGCCTGTGTATTTTACGCTACATAAGGAGATACTATGTACGCAAAACAGATCAACGGCGAGTGGCAGCAATACACGTTTCGCCAAGACAACTCGCAAGTTTTAAGGTACTGACCAATGCTTGGATTTGCACCATTAGCTTCTGCGCCTCTAGCGGATGATGGTGCTATTGTATCGACCAATGTGTCGGTGTCGCTTACCGGCGTGTCCTCGACCACCGCAGTTGGGACAGTCACGGCAACTGGAGACGCGGTCGCTACTCTGACAGGCGTGTCCTCGACCACAGCCGTTGGGACAATTACGGCAACTGGAGACGCGGTCGCTACTCTGACAGGCGTGTCCTCGACCACAGTCGTTGGGACAATTACGGCAACCGGAGACGCGGTCGCTACTCTGACAGGCGTGTCCTCGGCTACCGCCGTTGGTTCTGTCGAAGCATCGACGCCCACGGTGGTATCGGTTAGCGGTGTGTCCTCGACCCCTGCTATTGGGACAGTAACGGCAACTGGGGGTGCTGTAGCTACTCTGACAGGCGTGTCCTCTACCACGGCTGTCGGCATTGCAACGGTCAGAGAACCGACCGTCACTCTGACTGGTGTCGCATCAACGACAGCCGTTGGGTCTGTTACTGTTACAGGCGGCGCTGTCGTCACTCTGACCGGTGTTCAGGGTTCTGCGCAGGTTGGCAGCTTGTTCTTCTGGAACGCTGTTGACCCCGGCGATGACAATGCGTGGACTGAGGTTCCGGGATCTGCTACAAGTTGGAGTGAACAGGTTCCGGGTCCGGGTAACTCTTGGACGAATATCGCAGCGTAAGGTGATCTATGGCCAGCACGTACACCAGCAACACAGGTCTGGAAAAACCGGGAAGTGGTGAGCAGGTCGGCACGTGGGGCAGCACTGCCAACGAAAACTTTGATATTATTGACCGCCTTGTCTCAGGTGTTGGCGCGATCACGCTGTCTGGCACTACTCACACCCTCACAACTAGCGATGGTGCGTTGTCGGAAGGGCAATACAAAGTTCTCGTGTTTGGCGGCTCTCCGTCCGGCACCAACACTGTAACGATCTCACCCAACGATCAGTCCAAAGCCTACTGGGTGCGTAACGCCAGCGGTGAGAGTGTCATTATCACCCAAGGGTCTGGCGGCAATGTAACGGTTGCGAACGGCGAATCTGCGTTTGTGTACGCCGACGGAGGTGGCGCAGGCGCGGCTGTGGTTGATTTAACAGCGTTGTTGCCTGCCCCATCCGATATTGCTTTTTCGCAGTTAGCAGATGCTACTGTGCAGACGTCAGGAGAGGGGTTCTCTGACAGCGACACGGCGCTGATGACCGCTGCTCTTATTCAGGACTATATCCAGACTGCCACTTTGACACTAACCAATAAGACGTTGGGCGGGGTTACGCTAAACGACGGATATACCGAAGAGGTATACGCGGTAAGCGGAACGACCCCTGCTCTTTCACCCACCAATGGTTCTATCCAGACGTGGACACTCACCGCCAACTCGACCCCAACTGCCGGTACATGGGCAGCTGGACAGATGCTGACTCTGCTGGTGGATGATGGGACTGACTACACCATAACGTGGAGCTCGCTGTCGGTTGAATGGAAAACAAATTCCGGGTCAGCACCGACGCTGAACACCGCAGATGAGACAGTTATCGTGCTGTGGAAAGTTGGAACAACTATCTACGGCGCTCGCGTAGGTAACAGCTGATGCTTGGGTCGCTGCTCAAATCTTGTTCAACTGCAGATGTTAGCTTTGTTGGCTCGTCTTCTGCTACCAATTCTAATAGCATCGATCTGACCGGAATATCCGGTCTGCAAACTGATGACTACGTTATATTTGCGTTTTCGGATGACAATACGACGTTTTCGCTAAGCTCTTCCGGTTGGTCTGGGATGAGCGATGATTTTCCAAACTCAAAACTCATAAACGACATTCGTCACATCGCTGGCTACAAGCAAATGGGTGACCCCGTAGATACAGTCGTCACCGTAAGTACCGCTCTTGATGCTGGTATTGCAGTCGCCTTCAGGGGCATCTCGAACCCACCGTCTCTTCCAACGGCGTCGGAAAGTGCCACCAGCACCAACACATTCGATGTTGGGTCAATGAGTGTTGCGGGCGAGGGGTCTGTTTCTTTGATTATCGCCATGCACGATGAAGCCAGCGCTACTATAACCGGAACACCGAGCGGTTACACATTAGCGGCAACAGCTTCGTCTGCTAATAATTCTATGGCAATGTTCTATAAACTTGACGTTGCTTCTGGAACTGAAAACCCCGGCGCCGGTGTTTGGAGCGCAAGTTCCGATTCGTTGTATACTGCCGGTTATATCATCGCGCCAGCATGAGGATGAAAGATGCCATACGTTAGATCAGACACAGGCGAACTCGTATCTGAAATTCAGATACGCAAGGAAAACCCTCAAGTAAGTTTTCCAAAACCATTGTCAGACGCCGCGATATCTTCGTTTGGATATGCGGAGGCGCAAGAAACAGCGCGTCCATCTACTCAATTTTGGCAGCGGGCTACTAAAGAGACCACTGCTGTACACGTAAACGGGGCTTGGTTAATTCCGTGGACCGTAGAAGACATCCCAGCAACTGCTGAAGGTGTTAAAAACGAAGCGTACCGCCGCATCGTTGCGATCGTTCCGGAATGGAAGCAGCGTAACTTGACCGCTCAAGCAGCCCAGCTCGCCGAGAAGGGTCGCGCCAACTGGACGGCTGAAGAACTGGCGGCGTGGAACGCGGGTCAGGCTATCTGGGATCAGGTAGCCGCCATACGTGCTAAGTCGGACGCGCTCGAGGCTATGAGCCCGATACCGGTTGATTACAAAGACGATAGGTGGTGGGTCTAACGACTTCCAAACGACAGGTTCTGATCATATGCCGCTCTCAAAGCTACAGTTCCGGCCCGGTATCAACCGAGAAGTCACAGCGTACACCAACGAGGGTGGCTGGTTCGATTGCGATAAGGTGCGCTTTCAAAAGGGCTTCCCGGAGTCCATCCTCGGCTGGGTGAAGAAGTATTCCAACTCCCTGCTCGGATCGTGCTCGCACATCGCCGCTTGGTCTAGCCTGTCGTCCCAGCGGCTGACTGTCTTTGGCACGCACTTGAAGCTGATTGCAGACACCACCGGTGCGTTCACAGACATCACACCTCTTCGGGCGACGTCCGCTGCGGGGGATGTAACATTTTCCGCGTCGGATGGCTCCAGCACGATAACTGTCTCGCATACTGGCCACGGCGCAAGAGCGAATGATTTCGTTACGTTCTCCGGTGCGGTGTCACTTGGCGGGACAATTACCGCCGATGTGCTCAATCAAGAGTATCAGATCGATAGCGTACCTGATGGCAACACGTACACGATCACCGCTCGTGAAGTGGCCGATTTGCTTGCAACGGCGGTTGATGGAGCAACAAGCGTGACACCCGTAACCGCTAACGCCTCTGACACCGGTAACGGGGGTGGGTCTGTGGTTGGTGCGTACCAGATTGCTACTGGTCAGACGTCCACCATCGTTGGTCTCGGTTGGGGCGCAGGTGGTTGGGGTGATGACGGCTGGGGATCAGCATCTTCGACGCCCGTTTTGTCTGGTAGTTTCCGCATCTGGTCAACTGATGCGTTTGGTGAAGACTTGCTCGCCAATCCGCGCGATGGCGGCATCTACTATTGGGACTATTCAGCAGGTGGTCGCGCCGTCAACCTGTCCGACTTGTCCGGGGCCAATAAGACGCCGACCGTTGCCAAGCAGATTATCGTCAGTGATCGCGATCGACATGTTATTGCGTTCGGCTGTGATCCGGAGGCAAGCCCCGGCGTTCAAGACCCGCTTATCATCCGGTTCTCGGATCAAGAATCGCTGACGGATTGGGAGTCGAGAGCGACCAACACCGCCGGTGAGCTACGCCTCGGCTCTGGGTTCGAGATTGTCAGAGCGGTAGAGACGCGACAGCAGATTCTCGTATTCACGGACACCACGCTCTACGGCATGCAATACCTTGGCCCGCCGTTCACCTTTGGCGTTGGCTCTATCTCTGAGAACATCACCATCGCCAGCCCCCGTGCGGTTGAGGCGGCTGATGACTTGGTGTTCTGGATGGGTAAGCAGGAGTTTTACGCATACACTGGTACAGTGCAGCGCCTTCCATGTACGGTGCGGGACTACGTGTTCTCAGACTTCAACTACGATCAAACGGAAAAGGTGTTCTCAGGCCTTAATGGATGTCACTCTGAGGTGTGGTGGTTCTATCCATCTGCCGACAGCGAAGACGTTGATCGGTACGTGATCTACAACTACGGCGAACAGGTCTGGTACATCGGCTCTCTGGCCAGAACAGCGTGGCTTGACCGTGGCATCTTCACATATCCGTTGGCGACGGACCTCAACAGCTACGTCTACGAGCATGAGAACGGCATCAATGACGGCTCTACAAACCCGTCTCAAGCGATCAACTCCTACATTGAGTCCGCACCTATGGACATCGGTGACGGGGAGCAGTTCTCGCTGCTCCGCCGCGTAATTCCAGACATCCGGTTCAAGGACTCGACAGAACCACAACCTAGCGCCGAGGTGACCATGTCTGTGCGCAACTTTAGTTCTGGCGAGTACACCAAAAGCCAGACGCGCACGTTCCGCGACCCGCGCTCTGCGCCGTCTGATGAGCGTACCGACCAGTTGTTTTACCGCCTGCGAGGTCGCCAGATGCGTTTGCGCGTCGACGCCGGTACGCGTGGCGTGACGTGGGGGCTTGGTAGCCCGCGCGTAGACATCAGACCTGACGGTAGGCGCTGATGTCTCGTAAACTAACCAGATCCTTCTTCGCTGTACCGCCGGGGCAGTACGACCCGACGTACTTCTCGCAGCTTGTTCAGAGCTTTTCCTTCTTGCTCGAACAGCTGCAAAACCCCGGCGATGCGCGGCATACAACAATGACGTTGACCAACCTCCAGACCAATGATCAGGGGTTGGAACCGGGAGCATTGTTTCAACAGGATGGATTTGTTAAGATCACCCAAGCAAACACGCCGCACGTCGCAGGTATAGCCGCGACAGCATCCGTAGGGTTGGTATCGGTGACGACCACGTAACACTGAGGAACGCAAATGGGACTTCTTTCAACTATCGGTGGAATGGTCGGTCTATCAATCGGCGGGCCGGTTGGCGCGGCCATTGGTGCTGGTATTGGCTCTCTAGCGAGCGGGGGCGATCTAAAGGACGCGCTTACCGCCGGTCTTATGGGCTACGGCATCGGCTCTATTCCGGGAGTTGCCAGTACTTTAGGTGGGCTCGCCGGTGCGGCTGGTTTGTCAGGCACAGCCTCCAACCTAGCAATGCAGGCGGCTAACCCGAACGCGCTCGGCAAGATGGCTCAGAGCTTCGGCTCGAACCTGATGGGTGGCGCAGGTGGCGCAGGTGGCGCTGCTGCGGGTGCAGGTGGGGCGGCTGGTCAGGGTGCCGGGGGTATCAGTAGCTTGCTCCAGTTCGCAGAGAGCCCGCTCGTTATGGCTAGTTTGATGCAGATGGCCTCACCTAAGAACGTCGAGTTGATGACGGCGGAACAACGCGCACAGATGGCTACAGGTGAGCGCCTTCCGGACTACCAAGGCACTGCAGTTCCGGGTAGCTATACACCTGCTCCCGCCACCCCAGTCCCTGTTCCGGGTCTACAGCGACCTCGCGCCTATGCTCGTGGTGGCATGATCAAGGGTCCGGGTAACGGGACCAGCGATTCTATTCCGGGGACCATCTACCAAGGCAACAAGCCGGTTGAGGATATCGCGGTGTCTGATGGTGAGTTCATCATGACCAACCGCGCTGTCAAAGGTGCCGGTAACGGCGATCGCAACAAGGGCGCAGCCCGCATGTATCAGATGATGCGTGAGTTCGAGCAAAGGGTATCGTAATGGCACCTTTAAGCAAACTGGCGTCACCCACAAAGATTATTGATTATGCGAGGCCCAACACCACTCAACCCGCTCTTACAACGAACTCTGCGCCTACGGGAGCTACGGTGTCGCGCGAAGCACCGGCGGCTGATCAGGTCATCCTAAATCAGTCACAACCGTTATTGCCCGCGTATTCCGAGCGGTTTATGAAAGACCTGCTCGCGAACATCTATTACACAGACCCCGAGACTGGCATGGTCTCGGGTATCGCGTCTCGTAACCCGCTCATGGGGCAGGTGCAGTACGACGAGAACGGTCAGGTTATCTACGAGCGCGATGCTGAGGGTAACATCAAGTACGACGCGTTCGGCGAACCCGTGCCGCAGGTCATCGGAGGTGTTCCGCGCCCCGAGGTGATGCCGTTCACACCGCTGCAGCAAGAGGCTATCGACCTCGGTACTGGTATTGGGGCGTACAAGACAGATTTCGACGCTGCTCGCGATGCGATTACAAGCGGCATATCTACCATAGGCGATGCGACTGGTTACGCCGAGCTTGGCAAGGATCAGTTGCAAAAGTCCTTTGGTGAGTTTGACCCAACGACAATGGTTGATCCGTATTACAACCAGTACGTTGAGGACGTAATCGACGTTACCGAACGCGACATCCAGCGACAAGGCGATCTAAACCGTAACAGGATTAACGCGTCTGCGGTGGACGCTGGGGCGTTTGGTGGTTCTCGTCAAGTTGTGGCTGAACAAGAAAATCAGCGCAACGTCATGGACACTATGGCCCGCACCGGCGCCCAGTTGCGGTCTCAGGCTTACGACGCAGCTATGACGAACGCTCGAGGAGTGTTTGAAAACGAGATGGCGCGTAATCAGACCGGCGCTCAAATCTACAACACTTTGGGCCAAGGTCTCGGATCGCTTGGTGGGTCGCAGATTGCAGGTGGCAGCAGCGTTGGGGCGCTTGGTGAGGCAACTCAAGGGGCTATTGGTCGCGATGTAGATCGACTGTTCAACCTCGGCTCCGCAGAACAGGCCCAGCGCCAGAGCGAGTACGACGTACAGCGTCAGGGTCGCATCGAGGAGGCGTACGAGCCGTTCCAGCGCTTCGCGTACATGAGCGACATCTTCCGAGGCGTCCCTTCCACGCAAGGCACTCTTACCGCGACTAGTGCCCCGTCGCCGAACCCGATCACGCAGTTCCTTGGGAACGCGATGGGCATGTCGTCTTACTACAACGCCGGTGGTACTGGCATCCTCTCTGGACTGGCGAGGTAACCTCGATGGACTCTGTCTACAACCGAAAGCTCTTTCAGCGCAAAGAGGACCGCGCAGCGCGTGATCAACTGCGACGGATGGGTGGCATCATGAGTTCGTCGGACGAGTTGATGCAGGCTGCTCAGCAAGGGTTCCAGACAGCCAAGCCGCCTCAGATGACTGGGCAGGGCCAAGTCGTATCAATGGCGCCGAGCATCGTTCCTACGGCGCAGGAAATGATGCAGCAACAGCGCCCGCCGCAACAGCGCCCACCGCAGCAGATGCCCCCTCAACAACAGATGCCTCCTCAACAACAGATGGGTATGATGGGTGCGTTGGGCTTAGCGCCTTCGGTGCAGGCACCTCCAATGCCGCAGCAGCAACCTCGCCGTGGTTTCCAGCAGGGCGGGCAGGCCAAAACCGCGCAAGATATGGTGGACGCCTATAAGGGGCAAATGCAGAATGTTGACTTGTCTCGTCCAACCATGACGCAAAACATGTCTGCCAATCTCGCCCGTGCAAAAACTGCAGGGGGGTCCCGCCGGGGCTTCCAACAGGGGGGTGTCGCTCAGATGAGCCCAGAGCAAATGGCCGAATATCGAAAGTCGCGTTTGCTAACCGGAGCTCGGAGCGTGGATACCCCAACGATGAGTCGTCCGACGATCACGGAGGGCGCACCCACACCCACTGCTTCGCCAGAACCGGCGAAAGTCGTTGTAACCGAGACGCCGGGACCTGATGCCACGGCGCCGAGCTCCCCGGAGGAGGCGATCGGCAAGGCTAAGCAGTTGATGGACGATCCGAACATCCCCGCCGAGGAGAAGTCCAAGGCCATCCTTAAGGTTGCTGGTACGCCTCAGAGCGGCGATCTGGTGCAGGATATCCGTGAGCTCTACAAGCAGTCCGTTGGTGGCGAGATACCGCGTGATGCGACGATCGACGAGCTGAACCGCGGCATCTTCGGCGCAGCTATGGCCAGCAGTAAGAACCCCCGAGCAGCTGGTGCGCTGGCCGAGGGTCTGTCCGCTGCGCTGACTGCGATGCGTCAGACGGAGATGAGCCGTCAAGAGCGAGAGATGGGGCTCAAGGGCACAGAGTTCCAAGTCCGCGCTGGTCGCGAAGAGGCGGCTATTAAAGCTGCGTTGGCCGCATCAAAAAGCTCAGATAAGGCGTTTGAAGAGATTACCAAAATCTTCCAATCTCTGACAACAGCTGGTGAGCGTACCGGGGAGCAAGCTGTTGAGTTCCTGAACAATATGATTCCCGGTCTCGGAGATAGGTACATGGAGTACCTAGCAGGCAAGGCTGGCGTTGGTGTCACTCCGAACAATGCCCCGGCTGGCGCCCCCTCGAACGTGGTCCCCCCTTCTGAGACAACGCAATATCGAAACCAAGCTAACGCCTTGATCGAGAAGATAAACAGCTCGACATCGCCAATGGAGATGAAGCAGGCTGAGTACAGGAAGGTGCAAGACGCGGCAGCTAAGGTTGGCATAGACCCCGCCGCTCTGTTGCCATTGGCTGGAGAATGATGTGGCTGACACCGAAAACCCGTTCGCTGGTATTGGGGACACTCTAGAATACAGCGATCCGGTCGAAGATTACGAAGGCGGCGCGTTTTACAACACCGTGAAGGGTGTTCGTAACGCGACCAGTTTTGTCGCTGACGTGGCGCAGGGTTTGCTAACCTCCCCCGTCACGATGATGCAGGGTATCTTGGAACTCGGGTCTTCTGGTTTTGATCTAGCTTTTGACACCGACACAACGAGCAGCGTTAGTGACACGTTCAACGCGGTAAATGATTGGGTCGTTCCGGAAAGCTCAGCGGGTCAGGTGGCCAATCAAATCGGTGCATTTGGTCTGGGCTTCATACCTGTGGCGGGGTGGCTAAACCGCGCTAACGCAGCAGCAAAAGGTCTCAACGTAACATCTAAAAGCCGTTACATGCGCACCGCCGAAGATTTTGGTCGCAGTGCTCTTGGGCAGAAGGTGCTCGGTAACAGGGCCAAATTGATCGGATCGACAGCCGTAGCTTATGGTGGTTACGGCTACGCCTTCTCGCCGGACGGACGGGCTACGTTATCAGACTCTGTGGATTGGCTCCCTGATGTGCTGGAAACGGAAGACACGTCTGGTTTGCAGGGTCGCGAACGCGCCTTGGCTACGCTCCGCAACAAAGGGCGCAACGCCACCGAAGATGCGCTAATGAGCTTGGGTTTCGACGCCGCCATTGCTGGTGTTGGGGCGGGTATGCGAACAGCTGCTCCGTATATTGGCGATGCCATAAACACCGCTAAGGAAAACAGCGCTGTTCAGGCGACCTTTAACGCGCTTAACAACGTCACATCTTCAGGCCCAGCAACAGCGGCAAAGAAAAAGTTTCAAGCATTTTTCTCCCCCGACCAAGGTGCCGATCCACTTGTCATGGAAGCCAAGCGCAACGCTCAGGCTAAGGTTAGCGGTGAGAAAGCAATTGCAGCTGATCTTGTTGGTGAGTTGGACAACACTGTGCGTCGATTTGTTAAGGCGTCTGGTGTTCAGGGCACCAATGGTGCTCGTAATCCGGATCAGGTTTGGGCTGATCTGAACAATTATCTTGACGGTAACATTTCTTCTTTGCCTGCTGGCTACCCAGCCAAAGCACAAGAGCTCGCTGACGCCATTCTCCAGCGGCAGGCGAAGTTGTTCGATGAAGTTAGTTACGAGCTTGAGCAAATTGTAAAAAATGACCCCGGTGTTGGTCCTCGATCTATCGAGGCGGAGAAGGTTCGCTTCGAAATGCTCAACAACCAAAGCCAAAATAAGAACCGCTTGCGGCGAGTTTTTGATGTGCACAGGCGTCCTTTGGATTTTTACAAAGGGTTCGACATCAACGACCCTCGCCTCGATAGAGCCATCAAAGAAGTCGGCATAAATCAGCGTAGAATGAATGGAATCAACCGTCAGGGCGCTTTGACTGCGACTGAAGAGGCGACCGCCAGAAAGACTGTTCTGGAGTCTTTGGGTCTGTATTCGGCGAACAACAGGATTACTCTGGATCAGGCACTAGACGCTAAGATAAAATCCCTTGAGGAAATAGCGCAGTTTAGTCGCGGTGAAAAAGTCGTAAAGCCTCGCGGTGCCGACCTTCGCGCTGATGAGGGTCTGTTCATTGAAAGGCAGAAACTTCTCGATAAAAGTCCCACTTTGCGCTCCCTGATGGGTGAGATCAAAGACCCGAAAGACCGGGTTATTGAGACCATAGACAGCATTGCGTCAACTGCTGCGTCTATGCGTTTCTACAGTGACGTGTATGCCAAAAATACTAAGTCTTTCGGATCTGCCATAACCGCAATCGAAAATGGCGGTCGTCCGCTTGTCATCGAAGTTCCAGATCGATTGGTGATGAACAGCGTTGATTATCGCATGGCTATGGCTCCGATTGAACAGCGAGCGATGCAAGAGTCCGCGCGTTTGAACACAAACGTAACTGCCAACGAGATGCTTCAACAATACCAGCGGGATTTGGTTGACGTACACGGATACGTGAAGCTCGGTTCTATGAGCACAACAGAAGGTAACGCCAAAACTATTATTGGTGGGGAGTTCGGAGAGCTAAGCGGCAAATACGTGCCGCGCGAAATGTATGACGCTCTCACATCACCTCGCAAGATGGAGCATAATGCACTGAGAGCTGCGGTGGCCTTGGCTAACTCTGCGGTTGGTCAGGTACAACGCGCGACAGTTATTCTTAACCCAGCATCTCGTATCCGAGATATGATCGGCTCGACCGGTATGGTATTCGGCTCTGGTAATCTCATGCGAGACATGGACATCGCCGGGAACATACAACTGGCGTTCAACTCGTTTAAGAACCTCGACGATATCGGCTTAGCCGCGAAACGCGAACAACTCGAAATGGCTGGGGTGCGTGACTCAAACGTCGTGCTTCAGCTTTTGAAGCAGTTTCGTACGGAGAGCGAAGAGCTTGGCCAAGGGGTCATTTCGAGCAAACTTGTCCGCGCGGGGCAGTCTATCAACAACATGCCCGTCTACAGGCAAATAAACAAAGCCTTTGAAGACGTCGCAGCAGGCACTGACCTGCTGATGAAGGTCACAGCGCTGACTGCAGAAGAGCAGAAGCTCAGAGCCATATACGCCAAGGCGGGTTTGGATGTGCGCAACCCCGCCGCTGCGCAGGCTCTCATAGACGCCGGTTTGGCTACGAAAGCGACGAACGACGCCGTTGCCAATATAACCCCGAGAGGGCAGGCTGGTAGTCTTCGCCCAACGCTATCTCGCTCCCAAGCCCTTGATCCGGTTGAAGTCATCGCCGCCCAACGCGTTCGCGCAATGCTGCCGAACTACGGTATGGTTGGCACAGGTGTTCGTCAGGTTTACGAGCGAGCTCCTGTCTTTGGTAACTTTACTTCGTTCGCCTTTGAGACCATCCGCAACTCGGTAAACATCCTCGACACCGGGATGAAGGAACTCAGCTTTAAGCTCTCTGATGACGCTGCTGCTGCCATACGCCGTGCTGGTGGGAACCCCGAGCAGTTTCAAGCTGGTGTCCGGGCAGAAGGTCTACATCGCCTGAGCAGCTATGTTGCTATGGCGAGCGTGATTCCGAAGCAAATCCAACGAGCCTCTATGGTGGCTACAGGCACAACGGAAGACGACATCCAAGCAGCCAAACGCCTCGGCCCTGAGTACCTATCTGGCGTTGATCTCATCGTCACCAAGAACGACGGTGAAGGCAAGATGGAGGTCATCAATCTTAACCAAACGGCACCTTATGCTTTCGCTCTCGAAGGCGCACAGGCTGCTATTGAGGCGTATGCTGAGACGGGCGATCTCGGTGGCTCAACCATCAAACAGATATCTGACGCCACGATTGCCGGGGTGGGTAAGTATTTTGAGCCGTTCTTAGCCCCAACTATCGTAGCCGATAGAGTTGCTGATGCAGTGGCGCGTGGAGGTAGGACCGCCGAAGGTGCTTATGTTTACTACAAGAGCGATTCGCTATCTGATAAAATCGTGGCTAGTATGTACCACACTATGGATGTGTTCCTTCCCGGATACGTTCGTCTTGGTGTGACAGCTCAAGGGGGCACTATTGAGCCGGGTAATGTGACGCGAGCTGTACAAGGCATACCAAGCAAACAGGGCGATGAACTTACCAAGATGGAGGAGTTCGGTAAGATCCTTACAGGTGCGACTCCGATCCGCATCGATGCCTTCAAGCAAGGTAAGTTCAAAGCGGAAGAATACTCTAATGTTCGTTCGGAGGCCAAAGGCGAAGCCTCTCGGGAAATAAAACGCCCTGACAAAACAAAAGAGCAGATGCTCGCCGCTTGGCAAACATATAACGACAAGATGTACCGTGCGCAGTCCATGCTCTACGGTGACATCCAAGCGATGCGGGCGCTCGGTGTGCCAGACCAGAAGATACGCGTTGCGTTGATCAAGTTTGCAGAAGAAGGTCGAAGAGAAGTAAGCTCTATTATGCGCGGAGAGTTCTACCCCGGCTACTATTCCAGAGACGCTGCGGCTAAATTCCGTCGTGAGATCACTGAGGGGTATGACAATCGTCTCGTTATGGAGCCGCCAATCACAGAACTGCGCGAAATATCTAAGTCTCGACAAGGTGAAAAGCTCGACCCACTTCGGTTCGCACGTGAGCAAGACGATCCGTTTTCTGGTATTGGCACTGATCTTGAGTTTGGTGGGCAATCTACAGCGAGCCCGTTTGCCGGTATCGGTGATGGTCTCGACTACCTACCCCAGCCTCAGTCTGTCGGTCCTGTGACGTATCAACCACCGGAACCCGCTGCACCTGCCACTCAGGTGCCAAACGAGTTGTTGGGTGGCAACCCGTACGAGCAGATGCAGAACGCGCCGCTGCAGTCGCTTAGGCCGATGGCTCGGACGGGGATGATGCAGTCGCTCCGACCGATGAGTCGTCCGCAGTAGGGCCCTTCCAGCGGTCATCACGACCAACGCCGCGCATCTCGTACGTGAGCAAGAACGCCGCGCAGCATGCGACGTGCCACATGTGGGAGCGCCCAGACTCTGGGTCTGTGTCCTGACCGCTCCACCACGCGTTCTGGTGGCGCAGCATGGCGCCGTAGACGCGCGACCAGTCCATCCCGTGCTCCCAGTTGCGATCGGCATACTTGATTGCCCCGCTGGTCAGGATGTCACCTACGGCAATCATGAGCTCCGGTGGGATCAACTCCATCCGGATCTTGCCTTGGTCGTCTTTGCGCCCTTCCATTACTTCCCCTTCCCATACATCTCTGGGTGATCCTTACGCCAACCGCGGTTCTTCTTCTGGCTGACAACGCGTGTGTTCGACTTCGTCGCGCTCCCACCCTTCGCTAACGGCTTGACGTGATGCACATCCATGCCGTCACCCTTCTTCACGCGCCCCTCTCGAAGTGCTTCGCGTCGAGCCTTGTTGTTTGCGACTCGCTTAGCTTGGACGCTTGGACGCTTGTTATACTTGGCCTTCGTGGCGAGCTCTTTCTTCGATGACTTGGGCATAAGAGCCTCCTATCGTACGTGTACGCTCACCTGCGCTTCGGTGAACATCTCCATAGATAGCTTCATATCACAGGCCCAACGCTCAGCGAACTCTCGATCTGGTGTCGGCCAGCACACGTGCTTGATCCCCATCTGAATGATCTGCGCTGCACACTGCGTACAGCAGGGATGCGTACAGAACAGCGTGGCGCCCTCCAGCTTACCGGTGGCGAACGCCATCGCGTTACACTCGGCGTGGAGGATCATCTTATACTTGATGTCTCGGTTCTGCAGACGCGCTGGGCTGTCCTCGACACCGCGTGGGAGCCCGTTGTAGCCAGCAGAAACAAGCCGTCTTTTGTCGTCAAAGATCACAGCGCCAACTTGACTACTAGGATCCTTACTCAACTTGGCCACATGCCGAGCCATCTCGACCGCCCAGTCCCACAAACGCTGCTCTTCGAAGTTCATGTGTTCTTCATCCTTTTCTGAAGAGATTCCCCAGTCCCACGTGGACGCCCATCGAGCCAATCCTTGACCTCTTTGAAGTACCACCTCTTGGCAGATGTCGTTGTGATATCATTCGACATTACCAACGGTTTGGGGAACATGTCCTCTTTGATCCACTTGTAAATCGTGCGGTCCGCTATGCCGATCCATAGCGATATTTGCCGTATGCTGATCAGTCTGTCTTCTGGTTTTGGGAAGACCCCATTATCCATCAGGCGCAACACAGACATCTCGTCCGTGTTGAGGAGCTTCGCCACCTCGGCCAATACCTGTTGCTGCTTCTTCGTCGGTTTCATACTACATACGACATGAAAGGAAAGTTAATGGAAGAAGACGAACCGTTAACCCGCGAGGAGCTGATGACGCATTGGCAACTGTGCCGCATCGCCATCGACTTCAAGAACAAACACCTGACGCGCAAAGAGGCCATAGCAGAGTTCTCTAAGTGGTCAGGCATGCCGAGTCTCATCGCTTGGATGATGCTCGATCCTATGCGCAAGGAAACCATATGGGATCTCCGTAAGAGCTTTCCGAAATGGATCAACAAAGAGGACGAGCCAAAGTTCAAAGACACCACCTACGGTACTCGCAAGACGCCCTACACCAAAGGCAAGCCAAGAGGCATGGCAGTAGCGCGTAAACTCAAGCAGGTTCCCCCTGAACAATCTGGCGATACGCCTCCTTGATCAGGAAACCCAACTGCCGCGCCATGCTGCGCTGCTCGAACTCTGCCAGCTCTTGCAACAATGCGTGATCTTCTTTCCGAAGGGCCACGTTCTGGAACTCCGCCTTCTTCTTTTTCATGGTCCAACTCCGTCCAATGTGTTAAATTTAGTTATACATTGGATGTTGGTAGTACACAAGTCTGGGGTCTGAAATGAAGAAGCACTACTCTCACTATTCGCAAGTGCCCAGTGAGGACTGGCCGTGGAAGTCGTTTTCGCCGCAGGAAATTGCCTCCAAGGGGGAGGGGGAACTGCTGGTTGACACGGATGCGATGGACCGTCTGCAAGCGCTTCGTGATCGGCTCGGCAAGCCCCTCGTGCTGACAAGCGCCTATCGCAGTCCAGAACACAATCGGCGTGTCGGCGGGGCAAAGAACAGCTACCACATGCAGGGCGTGGCCTTTGATGTGCGAATGGAAAACCACGATCCGCACCGGTTTGAGGCGACGGCTCGGGCCGAGGGTTTCACCGGCTTTGGGTACTACCCGAAGAGTGGCTTCATGCACATTGACACCGGGCCGGAACGCAGCTGGGGCAAGCCGTGGCCCAAGACCGCGACGGACTGGCCCGAGGAGGTTGAGCGCAAGCCTGAGACGCTGGGCGAGGACACAGAGGCGCAAGCGACCGCAGGTGCCGCAGTGGCGGGTGCAGTTGCGGGAGCGGCGGAGCATGTGCCTGCCGTCAGCGGTTTGCTCGGGCAGCTTGCCCCGACGGCGCAGCTTGTGGCGATCTGCGTCGCGGCATTGCTGCTGGGCTACGTACTCTGGAAGAAGCTGAAGTGATGCTCCGGCTCAAACTCTGGCTTGCAGCGGCAGGTGCGTTCATCGTGGCGCTGCTCGCGGCATACTGGAACGGTAAGAGCAAGGCGAGGGATGAGGGATATGCAGACACGCGCAAGCGCATGGACGAAGTTGACCTTGGCAATGACCCTGATGCCGCTCGCCGCTGGCTGCACGAGCGTGGTGAGCGGTGAGGCCATCTGTGATGCGACATCCGCCAGCCGCACGGCGCACGCAGCCGCGCTTGCGGAGGATGGTGGCGACAGGTCGGTGGTTACAGGCGCGTATCTCATTCGGCAGATAGACGCGGCTTGTCAGTAATTGCGCTAGGTGGCGTAGTCCGTGCCTGCCGGACGCAGGTAGCGTACCCCATACGCGACAGCCCCGGCACGGAGCCTCAACCGTTGCCGGGGTTAGTTTTTTCGATCAGGGCGAGGATGGCGTTTTCTACAGCTTCTCCGCGGCGGTAGCGGTATTCTCTTGCTGCATCTAAGGCCTCCCGCAGCGCATCCTCTCGTGCAGTCGCTACCAGTGCATCTGATACGTCTTTGCGGATGTATTGAACATCGTAGACACCTACTGATGGCTCATTAGTATATCCCGGCATACCGGGACTTGCCCAAATCTGTTCTGGTGCTTCTGTCATGTGTCGGACCCTTCGCGGTAGGCGGCTAGGGCGTTCTTTAGCCTGTAGATTGCATCGCTTACGTCTGGATCTTCGGTTGTTTCCCAGAACCCGACAGCATCCGCCAGCGCATCCGCTTTGGTGATACGTGCTTCGAGGGTGGCTATCTGTTCGCCACGGTGGCTGTATTCGCGGGATAGGTTGTCAAACGCGGATTGCAGTTCTTCGATGCGGGCGGCGGCTTCACGCATCAAAGCAGTGTCACTCCCCCATGCGATTTTTTCGCCCATCTCTATGACGCCAGCTTTGATCGTCAGGCGCTTCACCAGATCACTCATCGCCCAAGCCCTCCGGCCTCGCCACAGGGCGCGGTGAGGCGCTAAGCAGCGTTGACCGCTCACACAACACCGCCACGTCGTCATAGGACGCTTCAAGGATGGCTTGCATGGGCTGCAAGGCCGCGCCGCACTCTGCCTCGCTGGGGAAGAGGACGCGAGATTCCACGTCGCCGTACAATGCGATAAGGATGGTCCACAGCTTCATTTATCCATCTCCTGCGCATCCCGAATGGCACTGGCCTTGTATTGGCACCAGTCTGGCGTTTCGTTTGTGTCGATTGGCAGCTTGCGGGACTGACTGTCTTCGGTCTTGTTCCAAACGCACGTCCCGCCGATGTAGCCGCGACAGCAAAAGCCACCGCTCAAGCACTTAGCGACCAGAGCGCCAGGATTGTCTTTGCGTTCTATTATCACTGGTCCGAATGTGTATTGGGTCATAGTTCCGCGTTCCTTTCCATCATTGCATGAAATTTGTCATCCTCCGCCATCTCAGCAAGTGCGGCGGCTTCTTCGTCATTGGCGCGGGCGCACTGGTCGCAAGCCCACTTGTCGCGCTCGTATTCGGTCAGGTCATCCTCGATGAAATCGCACTCGCAATAATCGCAGCGGAATGTTTCCTCGAAGGCAGGCGGGTAGAGCCAAGAAGCCATCAGAACCCCCATCCGTAGGCGATGAACAGGAGCATAAACGGCAGGGCCAGAACGCAGATTGCGCCGAGCAAATCTTCAATGAAGTGTCTCATGCCGTCCACCCCGCCTGTTGAACCTCGCGTAGCGCCTTGATGCGGTTGCGCATTTCTTCGCGCGTGCAGCCGTGGTCGATGATGTGGTCTATGTCCGCTGCCATCTCTAGCAGCGGGGTGACGTTTGCGCCCTCGCGGTTGCCAGAGCGTATCGCGTCATAAATCGCGTCACTCAGCACGCGCATCGCTTCGTCGTAAGTCATTAGTGTACTCCGTCTTCTGGCCCTACGGCCAAGTTAAGTTGATGTATTGCCTCGGCCTCGAGGGCCATCGTTGCTGCGTCGAGGGCGAGCATGTCGAAGTCTTCTTCGCCCCCGTAGTTGCGTATCAATACGCTGAGCAAAGTCTTGAGCTGGTCAGAACTCATGCGCAGCGGTGAGAACGAACTGATGATCTCTATGTATTTCAGGAACTCAGCGTTCGTCATTGGTTTGTCTGTAAAAGAAAATTCGTACTCGCCCCGCATCGTGGTACTCCGATCTGGCTAGTTGCTTCCTCTCAAGATACCCGAGAAGGAACTTCCCACGCTCCTGAGACACGCCAATCATGCTGCCCAAGTCAGAACCGGTCAACATCCCCTTCCGGCGCAACGCAGACAGCGCAGCGAGATACTCTTTTGGTACTCGCTGCGCTACACCACCCTGACCCCCGTCACCAGCCGACATCATCGACTGGTTCTCGAGGATCGACATGGCTCTCAGGCCTTGGGCATACTCACTTTCCGTCACGTGAAAGCTCGTTCACTTTGTCATGCAGAAACTTCACTTGCTTCATCGCAGCGTCGTTCTGCTGTTCCATGAACACCAACTCAGTGACAAACCAAGCAGTCGACTTGCGATCCAACTCACCGCTGATCAGCATGTGGAAACACCGGTTACACAGATCCTTGCTGTTGCCTGTCAGATTGCCGCAGTTGCGCACAATGCACCGTATCTTAGACGTCTGGCTCACAGGAACTTTTCCGGGTCTGTGGCCCACAGCACGTTCATCGCTCGGCGGTTAGAATGATGGAAGATATCCGCCCGTGCCACCGTACCCTGAGTGAAGAGCCGGTTCAGCCGATCGCGCACCATGACCGTCTGCTCGTTCACCTCACGCGCAATCTCACGCGTCGTCAGGTATGACTCGGCATCCTCCAACGCGTCCATGATGCGCTCATCAAGGTCTGCAAGTTTATCCAACAGCGGCGACGGCTCGTCGTACTCAGCCTCATCAGGGTCACCTCCGATGGGCTCGACGTAGATACCCATGTACTCCGTCTGCCGACCCGGTGTGTTTCTGATCAACTTCGCCATGCGCTTCTCACCTGCGATGAGGTTGGCGGCCATTGTCACTCCCGGCGGGATGTACACACCCTCACCTGTCTCAGGCACAACGCCGAAGCCGTCGTTCTTGATCGTCAGGTTGGTGATCAGGATTTCTTTTTCGATTGTCGGTTGCTGTTCCATGTTATGTCTCCTTGGTTAACATGTTTCATACTATATGTAACTTTTTAGGATTTACAAGAGGTATTCTTCAATCCATTCCTTGAGTTCTTCGACTGTTTTGGCGTTGTCATACTCCTGCTGCTTGCGAGTCTCATACTCATGGCGGCGCTGGAGTTCTTGCGCCTTTTCCTCGCACCAGCGGCAGACAGTATGGCCGTAGCTTTGACGAGATAGACTCACCTTACCTTCGCAAGATGAAGAGATACCGCTTTCACAGTCTGGCATTGTGGCGCGGGCCTTCAATGCGGTATCCCGCTTGTCTGCGTATGCGTGTCCGTGCGCTTCGCAATATCTCTTGTTGCCCCAACGACGATGGTAAATCGCTTGCTCGGTACAGAAATCCTTCTTGCACTTAGGCATTCTTATGTCTCCTTGGTTAAGATGTTTAATACTATATGTAACTTTTTAGGATTTACAAGAGGGGATTTTTTGGTATTCTTACTTTTAGTTCGGGAGGGTTCCCGGATCGTGGGCCGCGCACATCAGCGGTAGTCGTACCCCATATGGTGCGCGAGTTATCGGGTTTAGCGCCCCGGTGATTCTCTTCCCTGTTCGCTACCACCTAACCCGCCGGTCATCGATCGGCGGGTCTTTTTATGTGATAATCGTTTCCCTCTGCTTTGCGCAAAGAGTGTGATGAAGAAAACCAACCAGACCAATGGCTTCCTGCAGGTCGCTAGTTGCGTAAGTCGTAAACGTGGCGTGACCCGTAAGGCTACCCGCCAAAGCAACAGAGCGAAGCCTACCGCTCTTGGCCATCTCCAGAGCCTCCTCGAGCGTAGCGACGGTGTCTGCGTCCGGTTCGGAGTTTCGGTCCTGTAGTTTAATCGTACTCATTTCAATCTCCTTTTTACGCCTTTGCTGGAGTTACAGCTGCGACACAGCAGTTGGTATGTAGACCTTGAAGCGTGGTACTTAATCCACGGTTCAGGGTCGGCCAAGTGCCAACCCGCGCAGCTCTTATTTGTAACAAGTTTGACGTCGCTACTCTCGAGGTATTCTTTCGCAATAACAGAGAACGGCGGATCGACGTGGTCAACAGTCAGATGCGTGGTCTCGCCGCAATATGCGCACTCCTTCGGCTCCGCGTCATGAAACACTGTCGCCAAGTCATCCCGGACTGCTGTGCGCAGCGCGTCGTCATAGCGTTCTTTATCCTTAGCTCCGCGTATCGCCTTGCTCCACGAGAACGGCCCGTCAATACCGCACTCCGTCTGCACAATGAGGTGACGTGTGTTGTTCGGATATCCCGGACATGGCATCCGTGTAATGCTCAGGAACTTAAAACCGCAAAGAGCACCTGCGATCTGCAGGTGCTCCTCGTTGAACGGCTTCCCGAACATATTAACGTCTATGATCGCCCGCATCTTCGCGAGCTTATCTTTCTGTGTCATGCCCTAACGCCTTATTTGCCAACATGCCGTAGAACTGTGCCGCTGGGCCTTCGGAGACCTTGGCGATGTCCGAGATCTCACGCAGTGCGTCCTCGAGCTCCTTCACTCGGTGGCGCAGTGCCTCGACCTCGGCGTCCCTAACGCCCCCTGTGAACAGCTGGTCTGGCATCACCAGTGCTCCAACCGCTTTAAGTTCTCCACTTCATCCTCGAGGCGCTCGACCTCCGCCACCAGTTCGTCGATCCTGTCGAACAGCTCCTCGTGCTCCGGCAGGATGCGGCGGTACATGGAGGTATGACCATCCCGCAAGAGGGTCAGTGCTACTTCTTTGTCGATCATATCAAGTCCTCACTCGTCGCAATCTGGGTCGCTGTAGTCCATTTCGCAAATGCAACGGTATATACATACTTGCAATGCGACGTCTCTTATCCGTTCATCATCCCACTTTTTTGGGTCAACACCTAAGTCCCTGTCAAAATGGAGAAAAAGACCCCATAGGCAGTTGGCCGCAATCTCTAAATCAAGATCAGATCTTTCTTTGTGATTTCTTTTAAGCTGGAACTTATCCATGTCACATTATCTCCTTCTGGGTCATATCATTTCCTTCAGCGTTAGCTGTGCTGCTTGTTTGCCAGACAGCGACTTCGCTATCTTAGCGTCGATCGTATCTCTCGCCGTCACGTAGTGTATGTACACTGTCTCCTTCTGCCCTTGTCGAGCAAGCCGTGCGTTGACCTGCTCATGCGCCTCCTGTGAATACGTCAGCGACATCCAGATGAGTCGTCTGCCACCCGACTGCAAGTTCAGACCATGTGACGCCGACGCCGGGTGCAGCGCCATTACTGGCACTTCACCGCGGTTCCACGCCTCTATCGCCTCACGCGCCTCCTTGGCGCTCGTGCCGCCGCCAAGCACTGGCATATCAGGCCATATATCACGCAGCTTCGCGGCCTCCGCGCGGAACTGATATACAATCAGACAGTTCTCACCCGAGTCCTCCACGATCTCACGGACCGCATTCACCTTCGTGTCATGCACGTCGATCGCATCGCCGAGCTCATCAAGCACCACGCCGCTCGCGATCTGACGCAGCTTGATACCCAACGTCGTCTGCTGCAGCGCCATGATGTCCGTGCCGCTGAACCGCGCCACGCACTCCTTCTCCAGCTCCTCATACTGACGCATCACACCGCGCGGCAGCACCACATCATTAAACACCGGAACCGGGTCGCTAAACACAGGCACCTCAACCCTGAAGCACCGGTTCGCATAATCCTGATCAAGCGCTTCCGCACACCCCGGCAGCTCACGCCACACATGCCCGAACTGATCAACCGCCTGAAAATACGACGCCCGCCACGCGTAGAAACTCAGCCCCCAAACACTCGGAAACACAGCGTCCACAATCCCCCAGTAATCCAACCGCCCGTTCGCATACGGACTACCAGTCAACCCAACTCGCCGACCCGCGAACGCCATCATCTTCTTGATCGACTTGCGCCGCTTAGACTTCGCCGACTTCAGCTTCGTCACCTCGTCGAAATACACCGCCGTCCGGTTGCCCGCCTCGAACCGCTGCTGCTCAAGCCACGGCGCCAACTCATAGTTGACCATCAGCACCTGCCAATCAGACGCCATCACCTTCTTACGCTGAGCAGCCGTCTTACCAGCCAACGTCTCAACACGCAGGCCAAACCCCCACTTCTCATTCTCCTCAACCCACGTCACCTGAGCCACACGCAGCGGAGCCCACACAACAGCGCGGTCAATATCCCCTCTGGCAATCAACGTCTTGATCGACTGCAACGAGACCGCCGACTTACCAGCCCCCATCTCCGCAACCCAGATCACATTCGACTTCCGACACAAATGCGCCAGAGCCTCCTCCTGATAATCATGAAACCGTAGCAAACCACTCATCCACTTGATCCTTCCCGTATAACACTTCCACATTGCACCCGAGCCCAGACAACTTGGCGATCACCGCCTTCTGTATCTTGCTCAGCCGACCCTTGTCCGTCTTCAACTCCACAAACACAACAACACCTCCCGGCATCATAACCAACCGGTCAGGTATGCCCTTCGTACCAGTCAGCTTGATCGTCCAACCACCGCGCTGAACAACCTCCTGCCGAAAATATCGCTCCAGTCTGCTTTCGCGCATTGACCTGTTCGCCGTTCTTAGTTACACACTTTTATACACACGAAAGGGAATGTCAAATGTTAAAACCAAAAGGGCAACTCGTGCGTGTCAACGTGACGATCGATGCCGATCTGTTGGATCGTTTCGACGCGTCGATCGCCAAACTCAATCTGCGCCGTTCGCAGGCGCTGACTGAACTGATCAAAACCTACTTAAAAGGAGAAGACAATGGCAGCGACTAAACACATGCTCAGAGGCGGGTCCAAAGCCGTCTATGATATCAACTGTCCGGGCGCCGCAACGCTCCGTGCAACGGTGCCTGATGAGCCCGCAGGAGAGGCGGCGATGCGTGGTAATGCATACCACGACGCGGCTGAACACGCGCTCAAAGAAGGCCTCAATGCTGAGGACCTGCTCGGCATGACATGGCGTGGATACACCGTCACCAAAGAAGTCATCGACCTGCATCTCAAGCCATACATCGGCTTCGTTGACGAACACGCAGACGACTGGGACTGGTTCGATGTCGAGCTGTTCATGACCCATCCGGACATCCAAGATTGCGGCGGAACTGCTGATTTGATTTACAAAAAAGGCCGCACCCTCGGCATCGGCGACCTCAAGACAGGGCAGAACCTCATCTCCCCTAAAGCCGACTCGCTGCACTTCTACGCAGCCGTGGCAGTAATATCTCAAGACCTCGTCGATGACATCGATGACATCGAGCTGACCATCTTCCAACTCGGTGAAGTCAGGCAGGCAACCATCACCATCAAAGAACTGCTCGACTGGCACGACCGCTACTACGCGTCATACTCAGACGGCGAGAGCTTCAACAGCGGCAAGCACTGCACATGGTGCCCCGCCATGAGCATCTGCCCAGCCAAACGCGCCGTCGCCGAAGCCGCCTTCAAGTACAAGAGCATCGGCAACGACCTCGCTACCGCCCTCGAGATGATCCAAGAACTCGAGCCGTGGATCAAAGAGGTGAAGAAAGACGCCGAGAAAGCCATGATGGCCGGGGCCCACGTCGAAGGATGGAAAGTCGTCGAGACACGACCCACACGGAAATGGGCTGTTGACGACACAGAAGTCTTGGACTACCTTGAAGGAGCCGGGTTGGACCTTGATGCGGCGGCGCCTCGCAAGGTCATCACTCCGCCACAGGCGGAGAAGTTGCTCGGCAGTGTGGAAACAGAAATGGTCGTGTCAGTGTCATCGGGAACGAAAATTGCGCCGCTATCGGACAAATCCCCTGCTCTGAACGAGGAAGGATCACGTGATCTTTCGTCGCTCCATTTCGCAACTAAGGAGACTGTCTGATGTCGACAGAACTTACTACCAACCTCGCCCCTACCGATTTCGTCGAGCAGGCCAAGGCGTTTGAAGCAACCGCCCCGCGCGTCAGCGGCAACAGCATGCCGATCATGCGCATGCTGAAGTCTGACGGATCGTGGGTCTATGGTGCCGACAGCACTGAGGTCGAAGAAGACTCAGAGTGGGCAATCCCGCCAGACTCCCTCGCGCAGGGTTTTATCGCATGGCATGCAGGTAAGGTCGAAGGCGAGCGCATGGCCACCTTCGGCAAGCCTGCTGTGGACCCGAGCTCGCTT